ACGGATTCCTTGAGGTTGAGCAAGGAAAGACTGGGGCTAAGCGGCGCATTGCGATCACTGGGGAGCTGAAAGCTCTGCTCGAACGGATCGCTACACGCAAGGCCGGGTACAAGGTGCGATCGACGCGACTGGTGATCCTGGAGACTGGACAACCGATGACCTATAGCGCCTTGCGGAGCCGGTTCGATCTGGCGAGGGAAAAGGCAGGAATCGAGAAGTCGGCGTTCCAATTGCGTGACCTGCGCGCCAAGGCTGGAACGGACAAAGCCGAGTCGAGCGGCGACATTCTGAAGGCACGCGACCAGCTCGGACACACTACCGTCGTGATGACGGAGAAGTACGTTCGTGAGCGTCGAGGGAAGGCCGTCACGCCGACGAAATGACCGAATTGCGGAAACGATTCGGATTTTTGCGGAAATAGGACTGCGCACCTAAACGCTGAAACCCGCATGAATACTGGTGCCCGGAGCGGGGGTCGAACCCGCATATCCTTTCGGACGAGGGATTTTAAGTCCTATGGAAAGTCTCGTTATATCAGGAACTTATGCTGTTTTTGTTTCCGCAACAGGAAAGATTGTGACTAGCTGCAGGCCAATAGCTGCGATGGGTCCGCAATAATTGCGGAAGGAAGTCGGAGAGTCATATGCCCGTCCGAATCATCGTCTGCGGAGGCCGCGACTACGCCGACCGGGCGTTCGTGTTTCAGGTGCTCGACAAGATCCACACGCTCCGCGGAATCTGCGAGATCATCCAGGGAGAGTGCCCAACTGGAGCTGATCGATTTGCTCGAGAATGGGCAATCAACATGGGGCAGGAGCCAACCAGGTGCCGGGCCGAATGGGAGAAGCACGGCAAGCGCGCCGGCCCTCTTCGCAACCGTCACATGATCACCCTCAAGCCTGACGGCGTGGTCGCATTTCCAGGCGGTCGCGGTACAGCGGACATGATCACCGCAGCACAGGAGGCCGGCGTCCCGGTCTACCTTCCCTAGCCCGTCCGGGCAACCCTAATTCCCCTTCACCGCATCATACGAAACCTGACACGTCAGTCCTGCCGCTCGGCTTCGATCGGCAAATTCAGCAACTCCTCCCGCAGCCTCATCAATCCGGCTGAGCATGACGGCAAGCAGATCTCGGGCGGGTTCGGCTGCCTGGCCTCCACCGGAAGAACCGGCACAGCTGGCGGGTCGGCGTGATAGCTGGGCAACTCGTGCGCGCAGCCGGCTAGCAGCGTCATCAGCGGCAGCAGCATCAGCGGCAACCGCGGCGATTTGTTCTTGTGCGTCACGGCGTATTCCCTCGATGGCGGTTTGTCGGCGCTGTTCTTCTGATCTTGCTTGCGCCAGAGCGACCCGGGCGGCCTCAGCATTTGCCGCCCGGATTTCGCCGATCTGGCGTTCGTACCGATTCCCCTGCCACTGCCACGCACCAGCAGCAGAAAGCGCCATCAGCGCAAGCACAGCGGCTCCTGCGGCGATCAGCTTGTACTGCGATGGGATGAGATTCAGCATCACGACCCCTCGAACAGTGCGCGCTCTGCAGCACGGCGGCGGACCAGTCCAGCCAGCGTCTTGCCGCCAGCCTTAACCCAGCGCCCAAACTGCTCCGCGGCGCCGTCATAGTCGCCCCGGTTGAGCTGGTCGAGCAGCGTGGATTTCTCCAGCGCACCCGGGCCCAGGTTGTACGTAAATGACACCAGCGCATCGAACTGGCCCTGAGTCAGCGGCACCTTGACCAGTCGATCGACATAGCCCTCGAACCGCTTCACGTCCTCGCGCAGCAGCTCCTCCGCGCGCTCCTTCGTGATGGTCTGACCTGGCTTCACTCCTGCCGTGGCGCCATATCCGATCGTCCAGACATCGGCCGGGCATTTATAGGCAGACAGGCGCAGCCCCTCGAAGGACTTGATCAGGTCAAGCCCCTTTTGTGATGTGTGCATGGGAACTCCAGGCAATAAAAAGCCCGCCGAGGCTGGCTTTATTGGCAATTTTAATATCAGCCAAAAACAGACACAGACCACTTGTGGTCGGACGGGGCACCGGAAAACCCAAGCGTGTTTACTGTAAATCCGCTCGCTGTTTTCCCGGTTATGTAGATAAACCCTGCGCCTCCGATAATCGCAGGCGTGGAAATGTATGAGCTATCTGCCATCGGAGAATCAAAAAGAACGTCGTACACGCCAACGCCTGTTCTTGTGACGGATGCTATGTTGATGTAGCGCACCGGCGAAACCGCAACGCCGTCGAACTCGACTCCGGCGGCAAGCACTGCTGCTCGTGTCACATGCCTACCAGGGATGCTGTGCGTCTCAGTCGCAGATGAATAGGTTGACCCAAGCTCTACAAGCTCAAACCCGGTTGTCGGATCCTGCACATAAAGATATTTGCGCGACGCGTCTGGAACATACCCACTGGCACTGAGGAAGCCGTTGCCAAGCATCGACAATGACGTATTGACAATGGCCGCATTATCCACACGAACGCAGTGCGTCGTGTAATTGCCCGGAATCCTGGTGAAGCCGCAGCCGACTATCGTTGTCGGCCCGCTGTAGTTCACCTGCTCGATGAACACGTCGGCCAGACCTTCGTTTGCCTCGAAATAAACTCCGTCTAGATTTATCCCGGAAGCACCCTCTGCGCCCGCATCAATAGCGCGCAAACCCCAGCGCTCGGGATTTACGCCGCCGATGCCATTGCCCTGGATAGCCCCACCTCTTACGTTAAACACGCCAGGGCGTAGCACATAGAGGCCCCACTCCGAGTTGAGACCGATGTCGCAGTCAGTAAATGAGACCGCGTTAGGGTTGCTGATGTAGGCGCCAAGGTCGCGTTGCAGCCGCGCGCCAAACTTGTTTGACCGGATAACGCATGACGTGAAGTTTGACGAAAGCACGCTGTATGCATCGATGCCGAACTCGAATCCCGTCACCATCAGGTCTTCGGCATGGAACCACGCCAGGTTTTTTAGATACAGCCCTGTCCCCGTTGAATTTCCGAGAATGCCAATCCCTCTGACGGTCTGGAGCGATATGACCTCGCCATCAATCATGATTGCTGGAGCGTTGCCTCCGGTCCACCGGATAACGCTCAGCCCGGAGCCATCGCCCTCGATGCACGACTTTGTGCTGCCGCCAAGAGGCTCTTGCGCTGCGAGATTCTCAAAAAGCGTGACGGTCGAACTGATTACATAAGTGCCCTGCGGGAAATAGGCTTTTGCACCCACGGAGCTGCAATAATCAAAGCACGCCTGAATGGCCGCGGTGTCGTCGGTCAAGTTGTCGCCGAGCGCTCCGTACTCCTTGACACTTATCCGCCGACTGGACATCAGCACATTAAGCGCCCGGCCAACAGAGTTTGCTGGGTAGGCAACTCCGTAGCCGTAACCAAGGATGCCAGCGCCCTTGTCCGGCAGGATCGAATCAAAGACGTCCTGCCGCAGCGCCGCATCGCCGACGCTGACGAAGCTGGCCGACTCGCCAGCCCAGATTCCGCTCGTGGTGTACGGCAGCGCCAGTCCAGCCGCGGCCCGGTAGAACTCGCCATCCTTGCGGAAGACTTTGTTGTAGCCATCAACGACAAGGCCGGCGGCATAATCGCCAATGACCACGAGCGAGGCGCCTTGCTCGAAAGCATCGTACTGTGCCTGCATGTCGACAAGATTCTGGGCGGCCTTGGCGACGGCCTGGTCTGACTTGGCGTTTGCCTCGTTTGCGATGGCTACTGCCTCGTCCGACTTTGCATTCGCATCGTCGATCTCTGTCTGCTGTTGCTGGTCGATCATAACCAGCTTGTCGAAGACCTCTTCATGGACCTCGGCGTAAAACTTGCCTTGGTTGCGCAGATCGGTGAGCTGAAGCAGGTCAACCACGCGGGTGACCTTGATTGATTCCGCAGAGGTCGGGGCCTGGCTGAAGGTGATGCTGCCGCCCTCCTCGACGCCAGCGCCGGCAACCGAGTAATCGGAGTTCAGTGTCAGCTTGGTCGTCACGCCAGTGGCGATGACTGTCTTCTGCACGACGAGGTCGGCCGCTGAGTTGAATTTAAATCCAATCGGGTAGGTCGCGGCGCCGTTTCCGAGGAAGCTGGCGACGTTTGTGTTGGTCTGAACGGTCATGGCCGATCCTTTCGTG